GCACCGGCCGACGACAGCGACATCCCTTTCTGAGATCAACCCAGCAGGGCGGCGGCGGGGATAGTAACCCGTCGCCGATTTCTCCGTGACCGACGCAGCAATCATCAGAGCGACCTACGAGACTTACAGGCACGTTCCCAGCCGCAAGGTGGTGCAGATCGTGCTCGAGGTTCCGGCAGAGGGCCAGACCGAGCTGTTCAAGGCCATCGGCTATCCGAACCCTGCCGAGTCCGTGTGGGTCGCTGTGGCGCTGCTTCGCAAGCCTGGTGAGGATGAGCCGGAGCGGGAGGCGACGCAGATTGAGCCGACGCGCCGCACGGCGAAGCTGTCGCAGATCGCCGGCATCCTCTGTAATGAAGGCGCGTTCCGCAAGTTCATCCGCGCCGAAACCGTCGACGAGGCGGCGGACTACATCCGCAATCACTGTCGCGTCAGCTCGCGCGCCAACATCGATGGCAACCCAGACGCTACCGCTGCCTTCAATACGCTGAAGGGTGAATACGAACTCTGGCTACGTTGTGAGGCAGCATGAGCGAGCGCTGCGGATACGCGTATGACAAGTCGGTTGGCCGGTACTGGTTTCCGCAGTGCATGGGCGGCGCCGTCTATGGGCTAAGCGGTTGCACTTGCGCTCCGAAATCCGCCAAGCGCGGTCGCGACGACCTGTTGCGCCGCATCGACGTTCTAGAGCGGCGCGTAGAACGGCTGGAGGGACGCAATGCCTCGCAGCACTAGCGCCTGGGTAGGCAAGACCGACGACAGCGTCATCCCGCCCCGCGTTCGGCTGCGGGTATGGGAGCGCTGCGAAGGCCGCTGCCACAAGTGCCAACGCAAGATCCCCGTTGGCGACAAGTGGATCCTCGAGCACCTGATCGCGCTCATAAACGGCGGCGCCAACGCTGAGCCGAACCTGTGTCTCACCTGTAGCTGGTGCAAGCCCATCAAGGACGCCGAGGACGTAGCCGAGAAGGCCAAGACCTACGCAGTCAAGAGCAAGCACCTGCTCCCTCGCAAGCGGTCTCGTTTGCAGAGCCGTGGCTTTCCCAAGGCAGAGCCGCAGCGAACCGCAACCACCCCTCTCTCCCGCAACCTTCGCAGGACACAGTGATGAACGACAAGATGACGACACATACGGCTGGCCCATGGAAGTTGCTGGCTGTCGGTGACGGAACTTCCCGTATGTGCCCAGCCGACGCCGATGGGCTGTCGCTGCTTACCATCGTGGACGAAGATGGCGGAGACTTCGCGGCGGTCTACAAGGATGCAGACGCCCGGCTGATCGCTGCTGCCCCGGACATGCTCGACGCCCTGCACAAGGCCCGCGAGTGGCTTGAGGGTTGGGGCAGTGCCGAGCACCAGCTTGCTGTGATCAACGAGGCCATCGCCAAAGCCGAGGGCACCCAATCATGACCGCAAAACCCGTACCAGAACACATCAGCGACGAACGGCTGGCTGAGATGCTCAGCGCGGAAACGCCGTTGGAGATGTATGTTTCCGACTTCCGCTCCCTCCTCACCGAACTCCAGCACCGCAGAGAGGCAGAAGCGGGGACGCTGCCGGCCGACACGTCGATTGATCGCCACGCCTACCGAGTGGCGCACATCGACCCGAAGCTGGTCCGTTACGTCGAAATGCTCCGGCACGAGTGCGCCTATAAGGGGCCATGCTCGGACAACGGCGACGGATGCTCTTGCAGCGCCGAAGAATTGAACGAACGCCACATGAGCGCCCTCGCCGCCTCTCCATCCTCTCCAGCATCCGGGGTGCGGGTGAAGGCGGAGCCGTTCTGTTACGTGCGGGAGTGGCCTGCCAGTTTCGACCCGCAGAACGGTGGCGAGCCGGCATCGGTCGATTTCTCGCCCGTGCCCAAGCCGGGCTATGAACCGTTGTTCAAGGCTGCCGCCCTCGGGGAGCATCCCTGATGAACAAGGAACAGCCCAAGCGGACCCCGCAGCAGATCATCGGCGACGACGCGCTGACGCAACTCATATTCGAGGGCTACGAGGTCATGCCAGCCCGCCGCTCTAGCGATAAACAGGCGGAGGTGGTGGACGTCCCCGACATCAAGTTTGTGATCGCCGACTATCTGGAACTTCGCGACGAGGCGCTGGGCTTCGTCAGCACGGATGACGAGCGCAGCAAAAGCGCAATCGAACTCCACGACGCGATCCAGACCATCCACGCGAAGCTGTCCCCTCCTGCTGTGGCAGCGGGTGGGGTGACGGATCAAGCGGTTGAAGCTGCATGCAAGGCATTCTATGGCGAGGCTGCATGGCAGTTCCCGCGCGGCATAATCTCCAAGCCTAGCTCCATCATAGCCATGCGCCGAGCCCTCACCGCCGCCCTAGCTGTTCGCGATGAAGGGATACGGGAGGGGTGGCAGCCGATCGAGACGGCGCCGAAGGACGGGACGCGCATCTACATTGCCGAGGTGACCGAAGAGTACACCAACGCCATGGAAGCGCGCTGGTGCACCCTCTATGGTCCGAACGACCGCGAGGCCCCGAACGTCGACGGCAACATCATGACGGGATGGTGGGGGCTGTCTTGGCGCGTCGGCGACAGTGAATGGCCTGGCGTGAAGGGCATGCGCGAACTCTCGCCATTCGGACGCGCCGAAAACCTAGCAATACACCCCACGCATTGGCAACCCCTCCCCACTCCTCCATCACGGGGAGAGGGGGAATGAAGCTCACGGGCGACGAAACTGCCGCAGAAGCGCTACGCGTAGCCGAACGATGGCTCATCAAGCAGGGGTGGAAGTTCTCCCCGGATGATGTCGGGAAGCGTGCAGCAGAAATCCTTAAGGCGCTTCGGGAGAATGACGCCGGCCTCGAGGACCCCACCCATGCAGAGTGATGACCTGGGACTGGTGGAGCGGCTTCGTCGTGGACCCGTCGCATATACCAGCGCGGGCGGGCCAGTTTACAATGGCGCTGACCCGCTCATGGACGAAGCCGCCGCAGCGATAGAGCGGCTAGTAGCCGATAGGGATGAGGCGCGGGAACTCGCGGAGCGGCTGAAGCTGGAAGCGCAGGGCCATGCGATGGAAGCTCGCACGGCGAACTCGACCATCTACGAAATCTATCAGGTGGTCAGCGGAGCCAAAGGCGAGCGGGGGAACTGGCATGGGGCCACGCCGGTACGTGAACGCTTCGCCGCGCTGACCGAAGCGCTGACGCCGTTCGCCGCCGAGAAGCTCCCGAGTTCAAAGGCCACCGAAATCGCCTACAATGAGTTCGGCTTGCGCTGCCTCATGAGCCCCCTCGCAATCGCCCGCCAGCGCGCCCGCCAAGCTCTGAAGGACGCCCCATGACCAGACGCAAGCAGCAGATTTGGGTCGTAGCCCTTATCGGCGGGTATCGGCGGGTTCTTTGCCCTGTGGTTTGTGCTGGCGAAGATGGGGGGCTGCCGTGGCCGGGATAAAACTATGAGCCGCCGCCCCGCCCTCGTGACCCAGGCCGACGTTGCCCGCGTGCTTCGCGCTATCGAGCAGGTGCACAGCGACAGAGAGGTCCAAATCGACCCAGACGGCACGATCCGCATCGTGCCCGGGCGGAACAAACCGTTGCCTGTGCTGCCGCGCCCCGTTGACGAAGACGACCCGATCGAATTCTGATGCAGGACATGCGCACCAGATTGCCGGCAAACGTCACTCGAGAGCGGAACCGACACGGTACGCCAGTCTACTACTTCCGCGTGGGCAAGGGGAAGCGCATCCGACTACCTGACTATGGCTCAGAGGAATTCGAGGAAGCCTATCAGGCTGCGCGACTGGGAGAAATCCGGCCACGGCGATCATCCAAAGCCGTTGAAGGCACGGTGCGCTGGCTGGTCGAGGAATACAAGAAATCACTCCACTTCCGCGGGCTGGACGAGATCACCCAGCGGCGTCGTGACTCGTTCTTTCGCCAGATGGTGGAGAAGAGCGGCGATAGACCGCTGTCAAAAGTAAGCCAGCAGACCATTGTCGACGCGCGCGAACGGCGTTCTGCGACAGGCAAAGGCCACTCGGCCAACAACTTCCTTAAGGCCGTGAAGCCGATGTTTGCCTACGCGAAACAGCGCGGGTGGATCGACGCCGACCCCACCAAGGGAGTCGATTACGTGAAGCCGCTCGAGGGTGGCCGCGAGGCATGGACCATTGACGATGTGAACAAGTACGAGGAACGCCACCCGGTCGGCACAATGGCCAACCTGGCTATGCGCATTCTATTGTTCACAGGGCTCAGGAGATCCGACGCTGTCCTGTTGGGGCGCCAGCATGTGCGCGCCGGCATGGTTCGCTTCAAGCCTGGGAAAACCGAGAAATCTTCCGGCGTCGAGGTCGAGTTCACTGCCTTGCGCCCGCTGCTCGAGGCAGTAGCGGCGACGAATGGCGGCAACCTGACATTCCTCGTCACCGAGCACGGACAGCCGTTCGCCAGCGGCAACAGCTTCGGGAACAAGTTCAAGGACTGGTGCAAGGAGGCTGGCGTGAAGAAGAGCCCGCACGGCCTCCGCAAGCTTGGTCCGACGCTGGCGGCTGAGGCCGGGGCCTCACCACACGAGCTGATGGCTATGTGGGGATGGACCACGCTTCAGCAGCCGGAGCTATACACTCGAACGGCAAATCGCAGGAAGCTCGGTCAGGCAGCCGCGTCCAAGCTCATGGAGAGCTATGACGAACTGACCGGGAACAACACTCCCCGCACCTCGGAAACAGGTGCGGGAATAGAGCGAAAAGTGTAATATAATCAACGGCAGTTTGGGCAGGTGGTGACCTCGGCTGGGACGCCACTATCGTTCAAATTCAATGACTTGGACGGAAGTGCGGGAATTAGGGGCCCTTTGAAATCTAAGGGTCTTTTTCGCACCTCCCCTCACCCTAAAGGAGAACGAGAAATGAGAATGACACGCCAACAGCAGCAACTGGAAGCCTCTGGCGATACCACCGGCGGCTTCTCGCACGAGGAAGCGCTGCACGAGATCGATCGGCTCCAGGCCATCATCGACAGCCGTCCTGCCATCAATGCGGGATTACCGGAGAGCTACGTCGAATGGTCGCAGAGCATCTATGCTCTGGAAGCTTCGAGAGCGCGCGGCAAGCCGTCCTGATCCCCACCACCTGTATGGAGAACGAGAATGGCCTTACACCCAGCAGACCCGAGATGGTTTCCGATTGTGATCGATGTCCGCACAGCGCCACGAGAGGACGGCGGGCTGCGGGTGTGGAGCGACGACTTGCCGGGGCTAATACTGAGCGCGAAGAACGCATCGGAGCTTGAAGAGAGCATCCCGCTGGCAATCGAAGAACTGGTGCGTGCTCTCGGCTTCGGTCTCGTGAAAGCGCGTCGCGGGTCCTCGCTGCCGCACTCAGCGCACCGCGATCATCTTTCGTACGTGGTCACTGCGGCAGCGCCTCAATGACCTCATCCGCAAAGACAGCGCCGCATCCGGCAAAGTTAGTGGTGTCCCTCTTCCGGCTGCAGACTGCCCCTACCGTTTGGGTGAGGAAAGTCGGGAGGGCGATATCACCGAGCGCGGCTATTGCCCGGTCCCGGCTGTAGTCCCCATGGCGGGAACAGGTGTTGCAGTGGATGACAATCCGGGGCGGGGCATCGGAGAGCAGGTAGGCGGTACGCACTTCAGCGCTTCGCTGACTTCTCGGCTGCTTCTTCCGCTTCGATATCCATGAGGATCTGAATGTCACGCTTGGTGAAGTAGGGATGGCGCTTCTGGAGTTCGGCGGCGCGGGCTGAAAGTTCAGGTTTTGTGGGCATTTCAGCGCTTTTCGATGACTTTTGCAGCTGAACATGATAGCGTGAACGCAAGGAGAACGCCAATGTTTTTGACCAGCGTGGTTCGGGCCATTGAGTTGCTGAAGAATGCCATATCGTGGCGACATGCTGCGACTGCCGAGGCGTCAGCGTCCGTCAACTTCTGGACCCCAGAGACGGTGGAGGCGGCTATCGATGCCGCAGGACGCGCAGAGGTATTCGAGGAGGCGCGCCGCCTAGGCTGGACGAGCGGATAGGCACCGCTATGGGTATGGGGGCAGATCGCCAACTCCGTAGCAGCTCGCAATGCCCCTACGCCTACCGTTCACTAGCCCCCTCCCTCCAAGACAGCGAGGTATGAAGATGACGCTGCTTCACGCACACATAACCGATACGACTACTGGAGAAACCCGCGTCCATCACTGGGTTGAGAGTGATCTCGGCATCGTCGCCTTCGACTGGGGCGACAACAACAATTCCTGTGACTGCAATCGGTCGCTGCACTTCTCGCGGGCCGGAGGTGGGGACGGCTGGAGCGAAATGGCTGAGTGCGGGGATGAGCGCTTCCGGGTCAAAATCGTGAATGACGGCGGCGATGTTGTCTACGCGGACCCCACCAATTGACCCTCCAGCAACTCCACGACCTAGAAATACCCGGTGGAATCGAGTGGACTTTTGACGGTGCATGGCGCGTCTGGATTGGAAACCCTCTCCGTGATGAGGCTATGGTAGGATCTGAAGCGGAAGCGATGGAGTGGCTGGCGGCTAAAGCGCAGGAACTCTATGACGTGGATGCCGACGAGGAGCCAGCCATCCACCTATCGCCAGAGGAACTGCCATCCACCTATCGCCAGAGGAACTGTTGCGGCTCCAACGAGAAAAGAACCGCCATATGCGTTCGGTGCTGGACGGGCTGACTGATCGAGATGGGAAGGGCGGGGAATGAGCGAGCGGCCAATGCACCATAGCGGTTTGCCTGATTTGCATCCCGAGTGGCCAGAGATTTCGCTGGCGCCGAAGGACGGCTCTGTTGTGAGCGCCGTCGACCATGCCGGGAACCGCTTCACGTGCGCGTACCGCGACGGCGGCTGGAAGATCACCAGCCCTCGCGGTGGCATCGGCGTAGGCTCATTGCTGGAAGGCCAGCCGGTAAACGCTGTCCGATTTGAGCCTAGCGCAGGAGGGTGAGGCTAGATCTCGCTGAAGTCGACTGGATCTAGCTTCCGCGGCGCGATGGCTGGTCCGACGATCCTCTGCATCACTATCTCAGCATGGTATCGACCGTCACCGAGCGGAATGCGCACGCTATAGCCTTCGCCTTCTAGGTTGACGCTGGCGAAGGCGTAGAACTCGCCCTCCTCGTACTTGATCGTCACGCCGGGGAGAGCGTCTAGGGTCTTCATGCCCTGCCCATCAACTGGCAGATGGCTGAGCCAGGCACAAAGAACCCCTGCCCTGTCAACCCATATTGCCAGATCATCACGCCCACGGTGATGCCGATAACGCTGCCTTGGGTGTCAACGACGGCGCCACCAGACTGTCCGGGGATGACGGCGGCATCAACCGGCACGACCTCACGCCAGACGGCCCACTTTCTGGCCGCTCCGTTCACCTGTCCGAAGGTGAAGACGAACTCCAGATCCTGCGGATTGCCGTAGGCCTTGACGAGTTGGCCCACGTAGTTCTTGGCGCACGATAGCGGGGCGCTCTCGACGTAGGACGCACCGGGCAGGCGCAGCAGCGCGATATCGTATTCGGTGTTCGCCCACAGTACCTCGCCCGCCATCGTGCGATGCTCAGTATCGGTAACCGTCATGGTCTTGTTGGCCTGAACGACATGAGCGGCGGTCAGCACGTAGCCGTTGCCGATATGGACGCCCGAGCCGTGGCCCATGGGGTCGCTGACCTTGAGGAACGCCGACGCCATAGAGGGCGGCGGGCTGGCGGTGCTGACGATGCCGATATTGGCAGCAAACGGGGCGGCAATCAGGGCGCATAGCAGCACAGCCGCGACCGCTCCCACGAGGTGAAGGCGCATGGGTATTCTCCAGAACTGGTTAGCTATTTTGGACAATCGCCACGCGGGAACGGCTGATTTCGCCGTCCATCTCGTGGAAGGTCAGGGAGTGTACCGACCGCTTGGAGACGAACCCGGCTCCGTGGCTGTAGGCGTCTTTGGCAGTCGGACTGTTGAAGCTCTCGACATCGACATCACCGAATTCGCGCGCGTTGAGCTTTTCGCGGTGATGGATATGACCCGTGAAGATCAGGCGGTGCTTGCTGGCGCCCCAATCCTCCGGGTGCCTCGAGGCCATGATCAGGGGGAGGTCTTTCATCTTGGCAATGTCGCCATGGGCGGCGCCAAGGAACACTTTGCCGAAGCGCCACCACCAGAAGCGGCCAGGGTCATCATCGACCTTCACGCGCGGATGCCCGTCGTAGCGGGCGGCAAGTGCCAGGGTGACAGCGATAGCCGACTGATCGTCGTGGTTGCCGGGGATGAGGCGCACCAACACCTGCTCATGCTTCTGCAGGGCTAGTTCGATGGTGTGCACGACCAGCTTGACGGCGGTCTGCAGCACCTTCGGGTAGCGCCCGTCTACGTCCAGCCGGTGCTTTGAGCGGCTGGTGACACCGTCGTAGTTGTCGCTATGGAGAAGATCGCCGAGCCCAAGCACAACGGCAGTGGACGACCGCGGCGAGGAGGCCACCAGCCGTTCCATCGACTGCCGTATATCTCGCTCAGCGATGCTGAGATCCCAGTCCTCACCGACTTCCCTGCCCCACGCCAATAGGCCAACATGCCAGTCGGCCAATGGGTAGACGGTCACCAGCTCGGCGTCGGCAACTTCAGGGGCGAATGTCGGCTCGGCTGAGCCTTGGTACTCATCGAAAGCGCCTTTGATGGCCTCGATGATTTGGTCCAAATCTGGACCATCGGTCTTGGTCTTGACCCACTGCTGACGGAGGCTGCCGTCTTGGTTGTAGAGCGTCGAAACGCCCTTGATCTGGTGGCCGGCGGGGGCTGAGTGGACAATCTCGTTGTCCAGCCCTGCCATGACGGCGCGCATGAACCGATGGTCGAAGGTGCCGGGCTTCATGCCCATGGCTTCGGCTGCCAGCTTTTTGCTGTAGCCATTCGCCTTGTACGCTTCGACTACTGCCCGCATGTCCTTTTCGGTTAGCGGAGGGGTGGGCATTAGCTGCCCTTCCACATGTTCAGGCCGCCGTTTACTAGCCAGACAACGGCCCCAAGCACTGCGGCTATGAAGAACCACCCGATCTTGGCTGCGGTGCCGTTCACGCCCCTGCGGAGGGAGCGAAGAAACATGAAATCGCGGCGGGCTTCATCGATGTGATCTGCGCCGTCGAGCCGTAGGCCGCTATCGGCCAGTTCCTCGCGAACTGCTTCTTTGACGACAAGGGCGAGCTGCGCCAGTTGCGAGGGAGAAAGAAACTCGTCGCTCATTTACCGGCCTGCAATTGGTCACGTGCTGAAATGCGCATTAGGCTCGGCTCCTTGTTCGCGCGAGGGGTCGGGTTTAGGCAGGGATGGGCGTTCGCGCGCCTGTCCCTGCCGCTATCGGTCGAATATGGTGGGGCGCTTCTTCCGCACGGGCGGGGCGGCATCTCGAGAGCCTGGCTTCAGATGCTCGTGCGGCTCAGGCGTTGGCTTTTTATGCCATATGGCAGCAATAACTGCGATCACTGCCAGCAGCGCGCCAACACCACCCTTCCAGCCGCCGATCTTGCTGGCGAGGGCGAAGAGGCCATTCATCGCGCCCCAGGCGAACAGAACGGCACCGGCCGCCAGCGCGGCATGGGCATACCACGGCCAACCGAGGAACCAGTTCCACACTGCCGATGTGATGAGGTCGCTCATTTGGCCTCAACGTCCTTCGCCATCACCGCCGGGCGCGGGCGCATCCAAATGTTGAGCAGTAGCGCAGCGAGGAACACCCACTTTTGGTAACTGGGCGGAATGACCGCCAGCACCTCAGGAGCGTTCAGCAACTCAGGCAGCACGATCAGCGCTGCGGCGAGCAGGTTGACGACCCACGTGCGGAACCGAACGAGGGCTTCCCAGATCTTGTCGAGCATCAGAACACCCATGCGAAGAAGTTGGCGACGTACTGCCAGGCCGTGGCAGCGGCGGATGCGATAACGACCGCAGCGAGGATGATGAAACCGATGATGCCGCGCGTGTTGCGGGGCTCTGTGGCGGGCGTTTGCGGCTCCGGGGCAGGAGTTGGTGCCGGATCAGGCTTGGGAGCCTCCATGGCCGGCCTGACGGACGCCAGCAGCGCTTCAAACTCTTTCGGGTCGGCGTGCGCCTTGTTGACGCCGTCGCCGGCATAGTAGGACTGGCCCCGAGTGACGACGCGGTGAGCACCCTGCGTCGAGACCAGCACGGGAATGGATGCCCATTCCTTGGCTAGCTGGAGGGCATATGCCCCGACCGTCACCTGCCGGCTGACGAACGCCTGCCAGCCGCGGTTGTTGAGAAGCTGAAAGCCGAGCCGGTCCTGCACGTCCGGGGTGAACTTGGTCGATCCGGGGAGGCCAAGTTGCTCCACGAGTCCGAGCAGCGTCTTGCGGATGATCTGGTACTTCCCGGCAGCCGAGCCCTTCCAGTTCTTCGCCCAGGTCTTCTGCGCGGCCAGCAGCTCATCGATCGTGTACTCGGTGAGTGGCTTTGGCAGCTTGTCCTGCTTAAAGAAGACGATGACCTCGTAAGCCGAGGCGTCGGTGCGGTCAGTCTCGAGCAGCCCGATATAGTCGAGCAGCTTCGCCGCGCCGGGGGGCACGTTGGGGTTCATGAGTGGATCTTTCCGGGTCAGATGAGGAACAGCAGGAAGCCGAGGACAGCGACGGCGAAGCCGACAGCGCCCCACAGCGGATTGGGAACGAGATCACCCGGGCGAACGAACAGCCGCTCCACCAGGTAGCGCCCAAGCACAACGAGGCCGCCGGCCAGTGCCAGCGTGCCGACAACGATGGACATGGAGGGCTCCTAGGTTAGGTGCGCATCTTGGCTTTGAGCGCAGTGGTGAACTGCGTCATGGTGTAGGCAGTAAGGCCGGCACGGACGCGGAGCGCGTTGATCTCTTGGAAGGTCAGCAGAGCCAAAGCTCGGAATACCGATCCCTCCTCTGCGAGAGCGGCGTTGAGCGCGCCTTGATCGAACGAGGCGGGGTCAATTGGCGAGTCGGCGGCCGCAATCGGGAAAGTGGGGTTCTGAGCCCACCACTCCTGAAGTTCTGGGCCAAGACCCTCTTTATCCCCGGGGCGATAGCCAAACGGCATATCCATAGCGACGCCGTCGACTTCGGCACGGATAAGCATGTCGATGTTGCCTGAGATATGATGCTTGGCGCTGTAGACGCTGATGAGCTTCATGCCGTCCTCGTCCAGTATCCAAACGCGATCGATCCATCCGAGTCCTGCGTTACCCCGCTGTCATTTCTCCATGTCCCCGTCTGCGTCGCGCCGCCACTGTTTAACTTCTGGCCCAGCCCAATAGAGTCGGCTATCGCCAGCCTGAGATTGGATCCTGAAGTCGTGTTGCCGGCGGTGACGGCTGTCGTGCTTACGTAGCAGCAGAATGCTAGTGACCCGACCGCGAGGCTGCTGCCGGTGGGAACCGGCTGACCGCTGCCACCCGCAGCGTCCAGCGTTGTGCCTGTAATGGTGAGGTTGGTGCCCATCGTCAGCCAGGCGAAGGCGCCGGCCGAGTCATCCCAGAACGCGACACGATCGGCGTTCGGGTCGGTCAGCGCCTCGATCCCGAGGAACGACAGGTTCAGGTTCGTGCCGGAGATTGCTAACCCTGTATTTGGAGCTAGCCACGTCACAGCCCCAGCACTGTCGTCCCAGAACATGATGCGGTCGGCGTTCGGGTCAGTGAGCGAGGCGCCAGTGCCGCCGTCCGCGAGGGAAACGTCCTGCCCGCCCGTGATGTAGAGCGTGCCGGTGATATCCTGAAAGGTCGCGGTCTTGTCGGACGCAATGGATGACGGGGCGGAGAGAACTATCTTGTTCGTGCCGTTGTCCGTGTCCTCGGCAAAGTCCAGCGTCGCCGGCCCGGCAGCCGTAGCTGGATGGAACTGCGGCACGCCACCGAACTCGCTGTTATCTATCCCCGTCGCGATCTGCGCCATCATGGTCCGAATGGCGTTGTTCACGTCACGGGGGCGCATGCTGTTCTCAGCAAGGTCAACGCCGCCAACATCAGTGTTGTTGGCTGGCGTCGTATCCCACGAGGAAACGTCGTTCTTGGGCATTGGTCACCATGCAAAGAAAAAGCCCGCCGAAGCGGGCCTAGTATGAACAGATGGGTTGTCTTGGCGTCCTAGCGAGGATCTTCGGCCATTCGGCGAAGCACGCTGCTCACGCCCTTTCGGCGACTGTGGTAGGCCGGGCCTGACTGATACAGTGGATGCTGCCATAGAAGTGGTGGTAGGTGCGCGCGCTCATGCCAAAGGGTGCACAATTGCTCTGCCTTGCTGTAGTCGGTGTTGATGTAGATGTACCAATCACCGGGACGCTCCTCGACCGCACAGCCGAGCGACGTGCGGTTCGCCGGGGCCCACGCAACCCCACATAAGTCTCTGATGATGTCGCCGGGGAAATCCAGAACATAGTAGTTAACATTAGGGAGCGTCCCCACCATCTCTGGTGGTGGCATTATCCCCCCCACGCATCCGCGATCCCAAGCTTGAGCTGGCGCGGCAATGAGCAACAGAGTTAAGGAGATCGCCGAACGTATCATGCCCAGCATAATACCCGCAGATGACGCGCCACACTAGAGTCCGAACTTACCTTTCCTGGCATTGTACAGACTGTCGACTTCAGACTGGCTGAGGGCGCGGTTCCAGACTGACAACTCCGCGATACGCGACCCATTATCCGGCAAATAGTTGGTATCCGTATCGACGCCAGTTCCGGTGCTGTTCGGGGTGCTCCAGATCGCCATACCAAAGTTTGGGGCCGAGCTTGACGGACTCACATATGAATCAGACGACATTAGATGCTGTGTACTATTCAGACACACAAAAGAGGTGCCGGTGCCCTCCGCAAACGATGCCGCCACAAAGACCCATTGCCCTGTCGGAACATACCCGCTTGCGGAGCTTGAAAAGACTTGTATCGGCTGGGCCCCACCCCGCGACATCTGAACACCAACCTTGCCAGTGCCAGGGTCCACTAGCGCGTTCGTTCCCACTTGGTTGTTGCCATAGAAATTGCAGACAATGAACAACGGTTCGGTGGACCCGCTGGCTATATAAATCCAACCAGCAACGGTGTAAGTAGCGCCATCCTTGTGCCAGTTGGCCGGGAAAGAGTGTTTCGCGGTGTTCCAGAAAGCGTCGTTGCCGTCGCTCGAAAAGTACTCCGAAGAGGACTGTCTCCCGGCTACACCATTGAACGTTGGGTCATTCGACTCTGAGCCGCTGCCAGAGCCGCGATAGAAATGATTGCTATTTCCAGATACATCCGACCAAGTTTGCCCTGAGGTATAAGAGCTTGCGTCCCCAGCATCTAGGCAAAGCTGCAGACTGCTTGTCAAACTCAACGACGAGATGGCGTCGATCAGGTTCGGTGTTCCGAACATAAAAGGCGAGCCAAGAATGATCATCAGCTCGCCTTGTACCCGATGAGGTAGACCCAGGCGCCCTTAGCGCCGGTGCCGGCCACGTCGATGTCGATGGTGATTTCAGCGTCATCAGCCAGCGCACTATCCGAGATCACCGCCGCCGTCGCCGCCGTCGTGCTTGTCTTCTCATTGGCGTCGATAGTTAGCTTGGTTGAAAGGATGGTCGAACCGCCCTCGTTGATATCAAAGGTGGGGATGCCGGAACTGGATGCGGTCGAAAGCGAGGCGCGAACAGCGGTCAGCGTGAACGCATACGGCATGCGGAACGTCACCTTGGCCGTGCCTGTGGTGATTGCCGTGGTCGTATCGCTGACTGGAATGCCGATGACTTCGGTGTCCGTCGTCCACTCCGGGGCCGTGGCACCAGAGTTCATGCGATACTTCTGGAACGCTGTCCCCTTTGCCAGCTTGCTCAGCGTCGTCGTACCAGAGGCATAGATCGTGTCGCCGGCCGTGTAGCTCGAGATGTTCGTGCCGCCGTCAGCAACGGCCACGTCGGTACCGCCGGGAGAGTAAGCCGAGGACGCAAACCCAGCCGACTTAATCTGAGCCATCATCTCGCGGATGGCGTTGTTGACCGATGACGGCAGCATCACGCCTTCAGCAAGCGAGATACCGCCGATGTCAGTGTTATTGGCTGCTGTGGTGTCCCAATCCGAGACTTGGGTTTTGGGCATTAGCCAGCACCTCCGCCATATTCGCGGGAACTGCCACCACCGCCACCACCGCTGGCCCTCCGCTCCCACTCTGCAACCGATCCGGGGCCGGCGTTCGCCGCAGCGTAGGCATTGGCCGAGGACTGCCCGTTGACGGTCCCGGTTTTCACGCCATTGACGTAGTTGTAGACGCCGGTGGATCCGGTAGCCGCCGCCTGCCGGTTAAGGGCGGCAATCTGGGCGGCGGCATTTGCGAGTCCGTAGGCGGTAGCTGGGTTTGTGGGGGTGTACACATTGTTGCCAATAGTCTGCGGCGCGTACCCTACCTTCTGGCCGCCGACGTACTGGTAGCCACCAGCGGTACCAGTAGCATTCGACTGCCGCTCCAGCGCTGCCAATTGGGCAGCACGGTTCGCCTGAGCATACTGCTGGGCCGACGACGGAAGACGGGGAGGCTGCTGCCCGCCGCGAACAGTGATGTTTGTTGCGGGCGCCTGCGGCGGCGGATCGCCAGCCCACACAGTGGGAGCAATGCCCGGAGGCGGCGGGCCCTGCGGGGCGATACCGGGGGCCATGACGCCGTTGCCGAGCATCGCGCCGCCCATGCCAGGGTTGGCGCCAACGGGGGCTGCCGGCGGCGCGTTGATTGCGGCCATGTCGATGGCGGTCGGGGCGTAGCCAGGGCGGGAGCGCGGCAGAGGCACGTTTGGAGGAGCGGGTGCGGCGGGCGTGTTCATCCCGTTGAAAGCGAGCGACCGGCTGTATGCGCCCCAAGGGGCATATCCGCCTTTCGAAGCTGTTTGCGCAGGCTTCTGGCTTAAACTCGCGGGCCCGCCGTACGAGCCAATGCCGGTCAGCAGATCGGCAACCGACCGCATCCCCGATGCAGGCACGTACGTGAGGGCCTGACCAAAGTAGTTGTTTGCCGCTGTCGACCGGTCAATCGGACCGACCGCACTGGTCTGGACCGGTCGTGCTGTTCCGGTCCCGCCGTAGGATGGGGCGTACATCTGTGCCGGCGTCTGGTCTGCCGACCCCAGCCGCGACGAGCCGGGGAGGTACCCTGTCTGCGCGGGGGTGGTGCTATTCCAATAGTTGGCCCCACTAGCCATCTGCTGACGCAGAGCCGCGTCTTCGGCGCTAGTCCCGTATACCGGAGTCGGGGTTGACCCAATGCCACCTAGAAAGCTGAGGAAGTCATTAGCCATGAACAGGCTCCATAGAAAAAGGGCCGCGAGGCCCTTGAGGAAGATGATTGCGGGGACTAGATTGCGGGTCATGCCCAAACATCGACTGAGCCTTGCGCTGCTCTTCGCAGTTGCCGCATCACCTGCGGCAGCGGACCCCATCGGACTGAACGGGCATGGGTTGAAAGACCTCTGCGCCAATCTCTCGCAAACCGGCTACTTTGCCGGGGCCGTCGACCAGAGCATTTGGGACAGATCGGCTAGGTACTGCCCGCCGGCCGATATGCAGGCGTGGCAAGCACGGGATGCCGTATGCAACTTCGTCAGCGCAGTACCTGCTGATAAGCTGATGAACCCAGCACCGTGGCACATCCGCGAGGCGCTGCAATCAGCCTACCCTTGCGCGTCAGACCCTGGATTGGCTGAAGCTCAAGAGCTGCCACTCAGAGATATGCAGCCCTGATGCCTCAGATCGACCTTGAGCCCCGCGAGTACGCTGTGAAGGGACGCAAAGAGCCAATCCTCAACAAGGGCTGGTGGATCACAATCCTGATATTCATTGCCGTGGTCATATTCGGGCAAGTCGTCATCCGCCCGATCTACTCAGCCGCGCACGCCTACATGATGGACTTATGGCGTCGCTAGATAGTTCCGGCCATATGTCTGCCCACCGCTCACCAGCGACGGCGCCACACCGGGCGGCAACAGCTTCTGCGCGACACTCGGCAGGTTAGCGGCAGCAACTGCCTTGACAGCTCGCTCCGCGGCCCTCTGGGTCAGCTTCTCAGCTCCAATGCGAGCTGCGCTACCCCCTAGAGCAGTTGCCGCAGCCCCTAGTGGGCCGCCGAGGGTGAAGCCAGCTGTGCCGCCAAGGAAGCCGCCGAGGCCATTGCCAGACTTGCTGAACCCAAACTTTCCGGCGAGGCTGAGCAGGTTGGCAGGCAACGTGCCCTTGGCCACCCGCTCTAGCTCCGCGATCTCGGCAGGAGTGAACAGCCTCCGAGTTTTTTCATTCCGAAGTATGCCGAGGAAGCCATTTCGGAGGCCCTTCTCAAACCCCGAGGCTTGATACTGCGCCTTGGTAATGACTTCCTCGAGCAGCGCCATCTTCTTTGCACGGCTCCACAGGGAAATTCCCTCCAGCAGATCACCAGCGGCCTTGGTGCCGCCGATTACGTCTGCCGGCTTCGGGTTGCTCAGCAGATCGTCGAGCCCGTCAACAATATCCTGCGCAAAACCCTTGGCACGCGCCTTCTCTGCGGTAAGCGCCACGTCCTGCGCCTTCTGGCGGAGGTTGTGCAGCTCGGCGAGGGACACGCCTTTGCCTGTCTGGTTTCCCTTCTGCGCCAGCTCAGCCATGCGGCGATAGATCAGCAGCGCCTCGCCATCGAGATCAGGGTCAATGCTTCGGCCCTTTGCCTTCTGCACCAGGTCCGCGGCGAACTGCGTGAACTTCTGAGGGGTGAAAGCCGTCCCGGAGGCCTTGCTGCTGTTGAACAGGTCGGTTGCCGCAGTGCGAATATCGTCCAGCACCGGCGCGCCCTTTACGGCCTTTGCGTTCGAAATGCTCTGGGCAAACTTGGTGGCTTCGTCACCCAGCTTGGCGCCGGCCGCACCAAGCACCGTCCCCCCCACGCCGCCAATGAACCCACCGGCCGCGCCGCTGCGAGTGCGATCGACCAGGTTGCCGTCATCAGACGCAAATCCCTGAATAACGCCGGGCAGAATGGATCCCTTCCCCGCCTCGATGGCTTGCGGGATGATGCCGGCCACTTTGCCAGCCGCGAGGTCGGGACGCCCGGAGAAGATCGACCCGGCAACCTCTGCCGTCGCGCCGAGCAATCCCTGCTGTTCACGCCCCAGCTTCGCCCGGGCCCGCTCCAGATCGGAGAAGTTGGTGAAGGCCCGCCCTGCATCGCCGCCGCTGAGAAATGTCCCCAGCGCCCCGGCAGCGCCGGCCGCTTCGTCGCTCAGTCCTAGCGTGCCGCCAGCCTGCAACAGCTTCATCGAGTCATAGGGGGCATACTGCTCTGCCAGCTTTGCCCGATCAGCGCCGGGGAACTGGTCACGCAGCACATTGTCGAGCGCGCGGTTATACGAGTCCTGCGCGCTAAGCCCCTGCACGTTAGTCGATGCTTCGCCGCTCGAGCCCTTCGGCTGCACCTTGCCGGTCAGCGATACCGGGCCGCCTTGCCCCGATCCGCCGAACGATGCCGCTATTTCCTCAACGGTCGCGTTCTGCTGTTCGGGGGAGAGCGACAGAAAGCTATCGTCCACCTTCACGCGCTTGCCGTTGATGTTGAGGGTCGCCATTAGGGTTCAACGCTCCACTGGACGCCGCTGGACGTGACATTCCCGCTGGACAGTGCGGCGGGAGGCGCCGCTGACGATGAAAGGCCATCTGCAGAATAGCCGCCTTGGGCAGTCGCCACCAACTTCTGATAGCCCTCCGCGACAGCCTGCTCGAAGTCTGCCAAGGCACGGAGATACTGGTCTTGGTCGCCCTTATCGATTGCTGCCTGCATACGCGAGATCGCGTCTTCTGCTCGGCGGCCTTCGTAGTCTGTAATCTGACCGCCGCCCTTCAGCATGTTGCGAGCCTGCATGAAGGCCTGCGCGTTCGTCGGGCTGGATGCCGCGAGGAACTTGCCCATCTCGGACCCAGGGTTGACATACATGCCGCGGGGCCCGATCTGGCCGAACCACTCGTTCATGCCGCGGGAATTGGAGCGGACCTCCTGCACGGCCTTATTGGTGATCTCCAACATTTGCTGAGCGCCAGGAAGCGCAGCACGTGCCGCCCCAGCCGTCTTTGCGTCAACAGTCGCGCCAGTCTTCGTTCCGGCCACTTGGCCCGGATCGGCCGGGCGCATGCCATCTGGCAGCTTCGTCTGCACGACCGAGCCGTCCTTTGAAAGCTGACCCAGCACCCAGTTGCCCTGTGCGTCCTGCAACCATGTCGGCTGCAGAGCGACCTCGGCGTTGCCGCCCTTGCCTTCGACGGTGCGGTAATCTCCAAGCACCTCATAGGTATTTGGATCGATCAACTGGCCGTTGACCTCGAGCGGCTTGGACGCAGCGCCGGGTTCCATCCGCTTCATTGCCGCCTGCCATGCCTCTGACACCGGCATGCCTGCATCGACCATCTGAGCAAGGTCAGGATGATTGGCGGAAAGCCAGTTCTTGGTGGCGTTGGCCTGGTTCTCGGCAAGCTTTTCGGCTTTCAGCTTCTCGGCTGCCGCCTGATCAAGCTGCTTGGCCTGCGGGACTGCAGCCAGCCCAGCCGCAAGCCCGCCCTGCAGGTTCTGGCCCTGCGCCAGCCCCGCCCCAATAGCGGACAGCGTGTTCTGGTTCTGGCCGGCCCACTGCGCGAACGGGTTGTTCTCGCCAAGGAGAAAGCTGGCAATGCCCATGTCAGTTCTCCATCAGAGGAAGCTAAGCCCGACCCCGAGCAATTGCTGCCAGAGAGGGGCTGTCGGCGTGCTAGTGGTGGTGGACGTGCCGGCAGCCCCGGCAGCGCCCGTGACCGTGCCAGTAGCGCGGTTGAGGTAGTCCCAGACGCCGGCCTCCTGCGCCTTCTTGTCTGCGTCCATCGAGGCGCCAACCGACTGCTGTATAGAGGATGGCAGTTGTCCAGCAGCAAAAAGCTGTGGAAGCATATTAGCCGCCTCAGATTGCCGCGCGAGACTGTCGCCGTACTGCTTGTAGTCGAGACCTGCGAGGCTATCGGCAAGCCCGCTGGCAGCCGAGTTCACATGCGAGCCGGATCCGAACCGACCAGAGCCGGTGAAGATGGAATTGACGTTGGACAGCGTGTCATCGGTCAGCTTGGCGCGTAGTGCGGCATAGCCCGGATCGTTCTGCCCGAGTTCGTTACCCGCGGCACGGTTGCCAAACGACGACAGCGCCCCGGCGATGCCGCTGGCGAAGTTCGGGTTGTTCGCTGCGTTGAGAGAGTTGGTCCAACCGCCTGTGGTGGTCGAAGACGGAGCGACGTACGAGGATGCCCCGGGGTGGTAGGCATCGCTGATACCCTTTGCGAGCTTATTGACGGTCGCTGTCACCTGCGGGCTTGCGGAACCGCTGGTGGTGGTCGTCTTGTTCGTGCTGGAACCCATTTTTACGCAGCCTCCACCATGTTCAGGCGTGCGAAGTCGCCATGAAAGTCTGCGGCCATTTCATTGTAGGCGATGGCCGCATCCCGCTCGGTACTGAAGCCGTTGCGGTCGATGTAGCGCCCTTCGGCGTTCTTGCATCGAGCCCTCCACGCGCCATCCGGGCGGGCCGATACGCCGCAGAAGTGGTTCGGGCGCAGAGCGCCCCTGTTCCGCGCGTTCTCGGCTCGGGTGGCAAGCCGGAGGTTTGGCAGACGGTTGTCTGACCGGATGCCGTTGACATGATCGATGTCGAGGCCAGTCGGCGGCCATTCGCCATTTGCGAGTGCCCAGATCACTCGATGCGCCAAGTATGTGCGGCCATCGATAAGGCCCTTGAGATACCCGCCACGATTGATGTTCTGAAGGGCCGCTTTCCCCGCGTACCGGGAGTTCCACACGTTAGCGGCGTGTTCGCTGGCAAATCTATCAGGCGCTCGCTTCAGCCAGGTCAGATAGCCGGTCGTCGGGTCGTAGCTCAAAAGGCTCGGCAGTTCGTGTGCTACTAGCGTCATACCAAAACCTTCCGCAGTCCGTGGCCTTCGCCGGCCGGCCAATGGCTGTATCCGGGCAGCACTCGCGACCAATCACGGCCCTCGACGCGCATCTCTACGCATCCGGCGGCCTTGGCTATTCGTTCGAGCTTGCCGATTTCGTCGCGCACGGCCTTGAGCCATGCTTTGGGGCCGAGCGTGATCTTGCCGCTCAGCGTGTGGATGAGGCAGACGACCTGACCGTTGTCTTCATAAGCCTCGAGCCGGATGAAGACCTGAACACCAGGCCTCACCACTCCGATCGGTTGCAGGACCATCAGCGGTTCGCAAGCGCGCTCGGAGCGAGGTAGGTGACAGTCACGTCAAACTTGCCGGCAGCGTCGTTGGACTGCGCCTTGAGCACATCGCCTTGGTCCAGCACCAGCACTTCATCAATCAGCACGCGCTGGCGAGCTGTGACAGCGAGCGCGCTGCGCAGATAGTAGTCCGTCGCGCTCTTGGTACGCCAAATGGCAAGCGTAGGAGTGCTGCCAGAGGTTTCCGAGGCAGCAATGGCTACGATGGTCGTCCGCTTGGCTGCGGTGAAGATGGTCGTGGCCGTGTTGCCGGTGATACGGGTCCACTCGGTCTGCGGCTGGCCGTTGACGAGGACGCTCAACGCACACCCCCGCCAGCGCTCTGGACATGATCAACGCCACGCGCATAGGTCCAAGTCGAAGACGCCGGGATCTGGCGCCGGAAAGCCACGTTCTTGCCCCTGCCCCGCAATGGCGTCCGCCCGCTCGCCACCTTTGCCGCACCCGTTTTCCACGCAATGGAGTCGGCAGCCTCGTCCTTGACGCCTAGCTCCAATGTCCCGGCGCTCGCATCGTCAATTGGCGTGGCCCATGCGATCAGCGTGGTCACTGGGCTGTTCGTCGTGCTGGTGGTCAGGATTGCCGCCTGATTGCCGCCAGAGAACGTGCCGAACTTCGCATCCGCATCCAGAGCGCCGAACAACGGTTGCCCGCCTTGGAACGCGCGGCTGTCCAGCGGAATATCGATGTCATCAAGGACGCCGTAGCTGTCCATGCTGTCGAGCGTAATGCCCGGAGTAGCCAGATTGGCGAGGTAGGTCGTCTGAACCGAGTTAGTGACCCAGCGATCCCACTGCCACGAGTACCCGAGCATGCGGTCGAAGATCACGTCAGACGAAGCGCCTTGCGCCTTGAACCGCCACCAGATCATCTTGGTGAACGGGTCGACCTGCCCCTGCACGAGGTTCAGCGCGCCCTGGTCAACGTTGTTGAAGAACCACTCATCGATCTTGCCTGCGCCGATCGTCTTGATCCCGCCGCCGAGCGTGAACTGACGGAATCCATCCGTTGCCAGCCAGTAGATGGCCCCGTCATACGACACGCAGGAGCGCGCACCGACAGAGCCGAGTTCACTCGATACCGTGCGCAGCGAGTAGAGCGCTCCACCACCGGCATTGCCGAACTGGATCAGACGCACCGCCCGCTCCTGCAGGATCAGGGCCGCACCGTCCTTGAGATCCGCCCCATAGAGCAGCGCGCCGCCCTCTTCCAAAGGCTGGTAGTCCGCTGCGCCCGTCGTCCAGTTGGTGAAGCTGTTGAAGTCCGAGTTGCGGATCAGGCGATTGTTGCGGTTCCCCGCGTCATCGAGGCAATCGAGGCCGAACACCATGTTCGCACAGGTGAAGATGAACCGGGGGTCGCCGGCATCGTTGATGGCCGAGAAGCCGGCCGGGGTTTCGATGTTGTAGCTCTCGAGCCCATCCGTCGTGTTCGTCATCAGCAGGTAGCTGCCGAAGTGAATCGCCGATACGTCATCCCCTGCCGTAACGTTCAGGGTCGCTGTCAGCGCCGTCCATGTGTAGTCGGAGGCCATGCTGTAGGCCTCAGTGGCCGTAAAGGCGTAGACCTGCCAGGTGCCGTCGTTCTTGACCACTGACACCACGCCGCGCGGGTCGTCCGGCAGCGCATCTGCGCCAACAGCCACGTTGATAGCCGGCGCTGGGCCGTACCCCACCCGCTGCGGCAAAACACCGTCCGCGACCATGCAGATGCCCGGCTCAAGCTCTCCGGCATCGGGTGCTAGTTCGCCGTAGCCGATCATGGAGTAACCATCGGCAGGGTCATTTCGGCATTGCCGAACTCGGCAACGTTGCCCTGCGAGATGACCTGATCCAGAATATCGTTGGCCTTGCCGTCCAGCATCGACGCCGTGGCATAGTCCTTGAATTTGGCGGCGGCGGCAGACTGGCAGGCAAAGAGGTAATAGTGCGGCGCCAGCGTCAGCAGCCAATTGGTGGCGTTCGACCCGGTCAACGCTGGGACGATGGTCGAATAGTGGACGATAAAGTCATCTTCGGTGACCGGTGCGACCTGCAGTGTCGTCGCGCTGAGTAGCGAGAACACCTGCGCATCATCCGCCGTCTCGTATGGGTTGCGCCCAATCAACGCGCCCACGCTGACCTGAGTAAGCGGCATCGAGCCGAGCACGTCGCGGGTCAGCGCCGACATGCCGATAAAGCTGGTGGGCAGTGTCGCCACACCAGAGCTGTCGGTGGTGATGGTCGCCGTGCCGCGGCGGCGATAGTCCGAGGCGAGGCGGAGGTTTGCGTTTGCCTCTGCCAAAAGGATGAATTCGTCGGTTTCGTCTGACGTGAAGGTCCGCTCCTCCCACGACCCGATGGCCGTAGAGAGGTTGCTGTAGGTATCGAGAGCCATTTACAGCTTGCCCCTTCGCGTCCTGAATGGCTGGTTCGCGTCTTGCTCGAGCCACCACTTGCCGAAATCCTTATCGCCGTCCTGAAGACGCGGCGCGAAGTCGGCGTAGAACTTGTTCAGCGGTACGGATGCCACCTTGACCAGCGGCACCCCGTTGCGATCCGCGCCGGAGCCTTGAGTCCAGCGGCGACCATCATTGTCGTTGCGCTCGTCGGCATTGCGGGCTAGCAGCGCGTCTTCGGCCAGGTATTCGGTCTTGCGGACCAAGATCGGAGCGCCAGTGGCGGGGTGCGTGCCCCGCCCCACATAGCGCCGATAGTCCGGCGTGACTTCTTCCAGCGTCCACGTGCAGTTCTGAACGTCGGCCTCAGTCAGTTGAACGGTAGTCATCTCGCGCTCGGAAACTCGCCAGTCTTGAGGAAGGCGAGGTAGGACACTGCTTTGTCCGCCACATCCTTCTTGAAGTCGCCAGCCTTGTGCGCGTCGACTGCCATGCTCAGCGCGTTAAGGCGCATCTGCATGTCAGCGTGATCGATGCGATCCTTGTAGGCGTCAGGGAGCAGTACCTTTGCGGGTTCCATCAGAGATACGCCTCCGCGATGCCCTTCTGGCGCATCACCTTGGCCTCGTCCTCGGGCACCTCGATCACGGTCTTGGCCCAGATCTTGTTGTCGTAGCCGACGCCGGCAAAGATCGGCGGGAACATCTCGCCTTCGATGAACGCAGCGGGCTCGACTTCCTTCATCTCGCCGGCAGCGTTCTTGACCACGCGGGCCGGGCGCTCGTAGCCGACGATGGAAATCAGTTTGTGCGGTACGTAATGGCGCTTCAGCTCCATCTTGACCGTCTTGGTGGGGGCAGCTTCAGCCACAGGTCCACTCGCTTTCTGGGTTGGGGAAACGAAAGAGGCGGCCCGTGGGCCGCCCCTGCGCTCGTACACACCTTTCGGCATGGTTTTAGACAGCAGCCGAGAACGGAGTGGCCTCGGTGCCCGTGCAGATCAGAGCGCCCGAGAGCGCCCAGATGCCGGTGGCGATGTCCTCGAGGATGACCCAGGAGCCCTTCACGCCGCCCTTGGTAGAGCCGTTCATGGTGATGGTGTCATCGGTCGCGCCAGTCGGCATGGATGTGCCGGCGATGTCCGTGGTCAGGTGGACGGCGCCGTACAGCACGTCGGTGGCATTGGCTACCTGAACGATGAAGTTGTTCGAGGTCACCGTGGTGCCGACGAACAGCTTGTACTTGTCGCCCGTGCCGGCCGAGGCCGGGAGGGTGACAGTCATGCCGGCGGCGGCGTCGCACTTCACCCAGTTGTCGGCGTGGACACGACGGTCCAGCGTGAACGAGGCGGTCTTGGCGATCGGGAGAGTGGGATAGGTCATTGCTGCTCTCCTTAGGTCGAGGCCGTGAGGCCGTAGAGGTCGGCAGCAACACCGTGGGCAGCCTCATTTTTCATGATGAGGGTGTACTCGGTGAGCAGCACGCGCTTCTCGGCGTCGCCGGTCTTGGCGGGCTTCTCCACGGAGTAGTCGCGGAAGACGCCGAGCTTGACCATATTGGGGGTGATGAGGAACGCGTTGCGGGCGACAGTAGCGCCGGCACGGGCCATCTGACGGTTCGGAACCATCGTGATGAGCCCGAAGTCCGACTGGTACATGTCCGCCGCGGCCACGATGGTAGCCTGACCCTTGGTCACTTCCTTGCGGAGCGGGACCACGTCAGCATCATCGAGGATGCGGGAGAACACCTGCTTCACGTACGGAGAGCACATGAAGATGTCGGGGTTGCCGCCCGCGTTGTAGGTCGACAGGATCACCGAGTCCAAAATGGTCTTGGTGAATGCGCGCTGCGTGCCGTTGGTCGCCGCCGACTGGATACCAGCCGAGAACGAGCCAGACGAACCGCCTGCACCCATGTCGTCGTTCGTGGTGAGCCATGCGCGGGTGCCAGCCAGAGTGCGGTTGGTGGCGCCGTTGCCCGCGCCTGGGGACGAGGCCTGGTTGGACAGCAGGATGACTTCCTGGTCCGTCTTCAGCTCGACGCCCTTCTTGGCCACCTGGTAAGCAACTTCCGAGGCGCGGCCGGCCTTGTCGGTATCTTCCTGCGACCCAGAGATGATCACGGTCTTATCCGAGATCTGGGTGTAGTTGCCGATACGCGTGGTGGCAGTCACCGCGTCGTAGGTCCAGTCGTTGCCCTCCGGGCGGTTGTTGGTGGTGTCCGGAGTGGCAAGCGTGTCGGTCTGCCATTCGGGGTGAGTGGTCTTGACGTTCTGACGGCCGATGAGCGACAGGAACGGCGTTTCCTCGGGCGAGATGCGCGAGATGGTGGACGCCAGTTCTTCCCGGTTCCCGACAGCGTCATAGGTCTCAAAGGTATTTGCAACCTGAGCCATGATTGGGGTTCCTAGATGTTGAGGTTCTTGAGGAGTTCGACGCCGGCATCGAAGTTGCCGGGACGGTTCAGCTGCTCAGTGAGGACCTGTCTCTGGCGGGTCTGCTGCTGGTCGGCTGGTGCGCGACGGCCTTCCCGTGTGGGCGGACGACGTGCGGCCTCTGCCTGCGCCTGTGGGGCCTTGGCCTTGATCCTGCGGTAAGCGAGCGCTTCCCTCAGAACCACGAGCTGACGGTGATCCACGACGGCGTTCATTTCCTCCGGGGTGTAGCCATATTCGGCTGCACCCGTGACCATTGCATCCCAGGCGGCCTTGCCTTTCACGGGGTCCTTGAAGACCGGCATGACCTTGACGAGGGCTTCAGCTTCACGCTGGCGCCGCTCGTTGTATTGCTGGGCCGTTTCACCCTGCCGCTGCTGCTCTCCGAACAGCTTTTGCTGCTGGAAGGCCTGAAAGGCTTGGGCGTGGGCCAGCCACTCGTCGTTCTTCTGCGACCACTGCAGGTAACCCATGGGGTCCGACATGCGGTCGCCGGTAAACGGCTCGGGCTGCTTGGGGAGGAACTGTTCGGCGTACCAGCTCGCGTATTCGCGAAACTGTTCGACTTGCTGAGCGTACTGGCTCACCTGTTGACGTTCGGCCTCGACGGACTTGCGTTCTTCCGCCAGTGCCTGCGTCTTCTGGGTGTAGTCGCGCTGGAACAGGGTGCCACGCTTCAGTTCCGCGATGGTGGTCACGGTGCCATCGTCAAGAGTGACCTTCGCGGTGTCGGGTGCGAAGCGTCCGCCCTTGATTTCGGCATCGGAGCCATCGGGCTCGTCAGCGGCATCTGGTTCAACGTCTTCCGCGTCAAGGCCCAGCGGATCGTCGTCCGGGCTGTCAGCGGCGGGGGTTGCATCCTCATGCGCCTCAACGGGGTCCGCCTTGGGCGGGTCGTCTTGCAGGGCTTTGGATATGTCCTCTACGTGCTCGTCATAGGTGGGCTCGATAGAGGTCGTGACTTCAGTCCCAGCCGAGGCCGGGGGATTGTTGTCAGCCATTGGTGTAAGGGTCCTTCTAAGGGCCATGGCGCTTCGCAGCGCGGGGAGCCGGGGTCGCTTACGCGGTCGGCGGGCGAGGCTATAGGCCGGCCTCTGGCGGCGCTGCGTTTCTGTTTCAACTGCCCACAGCGGCAGCCGGACTCTCCCGTTGTCAGGCACTTTCGCCTAGTCAGTCCGAGCGCTACTCGGGCTTGCGCGCTTCCACGATTACGCCGCCGTCACGCTGCCCTGAGGCAGTGATCTTCGCGTCGATGCGATCGTGAATTTCCTGAGTGGCAATGATGCGCTGTTGCAGCGCCACCACATGATAGATGTTGTCGGGGCCGATCTTCATCGCTTTGAACTCGGCAAATGCGTCAGCCATGATGCCGTCGAGGGCTTCGACAAGCAGGGGTTCATTGAGGAGGCGCGCTGCCTCGGCGGCGAGACGCTCTGCTTCGGTCATTATGTCTTTCCCTGACTAAAGCCCTATGAGCTTCAACGCTCCAAGCCAGATCAACACTGCGAACAGCACCAGAAGCGGAATCCCCCAGGCGCTGGGCACCCGGTCGAGTAGGCCAGCGACAAACCGCAGAAAGCGTTGCATGTGGGGGAGTCTAGGGCGTCTGAGCCCCATTGTGAATCCACCTTAGGCGGTCGGTCCCACTGTTCTAACGTTCGCCGTACCATACTCGCGGAACGTCGCGAAGTTGCCAGAGCTGGCCGCGTCCTGCTCCACAAACCTCACGCTGGCAAAAGTCGGGCCTTGGGTCGTGAAATCCATAGTGTTGTCCGAGCCTCCGCTGTCGAAGCGCACGATCAGCGCATTAGCGATGACCCAGTTCGGCGCCAGAACCGTCACGTTGAACAGACAGTCACTCATGCAGCCGACGATCAACGGTATTGACTGGCTGTGACCGGCCCCGGCGTACTCAATCGTGACGGACCCGAAATCTATGTTTCTGACGGTGTCTGCCGCCTGACTGCCGCCTGATACGTTCGTCATCAGTGACCCGGTGAGGTCCGATGGCGCATGCAGCGCGATGGTTGAGAACTTTGTGTATTCAGCCAATCCGCTGGTCCCGGCCCCAGGCATGTTGATGGGCGGCGTTCCTAAGGACGCCGCCGCGGCTCCCCACCACTCCACAGGCCCGAAGGTGAATGGCGCGCCTACCGTCCCTTTTGTGCGCCATTCCAGCGCTCCGCAGGCTCGGCGGCTGCTGATGCTCCCTACGCTACCGCCAGTCACAGCGATGAACTTGAAGCTATGGGAGTCGCCGTTCGATGTGTTTCCGGCAACCTCCGTGCCTTCATCGATCAGCTGGCCGGCTGACACGTTTGCGTTCGCCGCCTGTGCCGACACGTAGATCGGGTGGCAGGCAACCTCCCACGTGTAACTCGCAGCAGAGAGTTGCCCCCAGCGCTTTGACACCATGTTGCCGATGTGAAGGCCGTCGACGCCCCACGCCAGCAGCCCCATGGTGACGCCGTCCAGCTCCGTAACACCGAGAAAGTAGATATCCGAACTGGGTGTACCGTTCTCGTGGCTGGATATCGTCACAGCCCGCTGCATAAGCTTTTCTGGCCCCGAGTAGTCAGTGGCCATAAACCGCGCATTGGTGAACTGCACGTCTCTGCACCCGAATAGGCCGAACGCGGCCATCACGTCCCTGGTCGGAAATCCGTTGGCGTTGCGGTCGAGCACATCGTTGTAGAAAGCCCCCGTTACCGCCGGCAGTGATGTCTCTGCCGTCCCCGCGAAGTAGATGACCGCGTTGTTGATCCTCAGGCCGGATACGTTCTTGGCCCAGAACAGCGGCAATCCAAATTTGCCCCAGGTGACGGAGCCGTTGCCTAAAAAATCGATGCGCAGGCCATCGGGCAAACGAACCGGGTCGTTCTCATCGGCTATCGCAACCGTGACCGGGATATCGATCACCAAGCGCGCGTTCCTGCGGTCAGCCTCGGTTACTGCCGCCTTGAGTGCCGTCAGGTCCCTACCAAACGCGCTAACCCTCACAGCCGGCGAGGTCAGGACTATTGATCGAACCGCAGCCAGCATGAACCGGCCGCCTTATCGCGCCCGTATCGAGTTGATGGTGAAGTTTGCAGTCCCAGACGCGCCATTGAAGGTGAACACAAGCGCCCCCGACGCTCCGACTACAAATTGCGATGATTGCCCGACTGGCGCCACCACGATGACCGACCCGCCAATCGAATTACGTATGCCAACGGTCTGCAGGCAGGTGATGTCGATACGATACGTGCGCCCATTGGCGACAGGCACTGTCACGTAAGACTGGTTTACGGCATCAACCCGCGTTGCTGACCCAACCCCCGTGGTTGGGTCGTAGGTGGCAGCGGTTGCCGAGCCGAGAAGGCCCACGGCACCGAGCCCGCGCAGTTCTGGTGTCGCGAACAGCACCGGGAACGGCGGGAGCATCACAGCCCAACGGCGTGCAGCGTGACCATGTGGGCCACTGCAGCCGGCGTCAGCGTCGTCAGGTTCACGAGATAGCCGAACACCGACGTGCCAGCGAGCTTGATCTGCTTGTTGATGATGTTGGTCTCAACCCACTGGGTGGAGCCGAGATCAACAGCCGTGCCAAGATCGACAAAGCCGAGGAACGACGCACGGTCACCTGATGGTAGATCCCATGCAGCATCATCAGCATACGCGGAAGGAGGCGTCACGCTGTACAAGTAAAGGCGCCATGCCGTGGCCTCTGCAGTGCCGCCATCGATCTCCAATGCCGCACTGGTGATCATTATGTGCGACCCGGAGCCAGGCGTGGTCCCGTTACGATCCTTGAGCGCAAATTCCTGCGCAGCGCCGTTCGCGTCGTTCGCCACGTGCGAGCTTGCCGCCGGGGTGAACGTAGCCACCGCGCTGAATGCGTCCGTCGAATAGTTAGCCATCGTGGCTCTCCTATGCGGGCTTGCCGCTCGGCTTTGGTTGAGGCTTCATCGAAGCGATATGAGCAGCGTTTGCCATCTTCATCTGCTCGAGCTGCAACTGGAACGCATGATCGCGCGCCTGCTTCTCGAGTTCGAATGCCGCCTGCTGCTGCTGGAGGATGAGTGCGTTCTGCCTATCGGCTTCCTTGGTTGCGAGATCCGCATCCAGTTCGGCCTGGTTCTTCACCACGTCGCCTTCGGCCTTCAGTTGCGCCTGTTGCATCGACACTTCCGCGTCGACCTGCTTTAGCTGCTTGGCGTTCTCGCCCTTCATCTGCTCGATCTGGAGAGCGGGATCAGGCGGGGGCGGCTGGTTCGCCTGCTCGATCATCGCCTGTACTTCTTCGTCGTTGATCGGCGGGTAATAGTCGTCAGGGTTCTTCAGACCCGAGCTTTCCGCCATCTCCACCGCGGTCTTGCGGATCTTCGGCATGAACTCGATGGCCTTCGCCGTGAAGCCGGCAGCCCCGAGCCGATCCGCCATGGCAATCTGTCCATTAAGGATCGTATTGAGCATCGCCATGTCGCGGTCGCGCGAGCCGGTACCCAGCCCTACGTTGATGGTGCAGGCCATATCGTCCGACCACGCTTCAGGCTGGATCGTGCGATATTTCGAGTCCGGAGCGCCATCCTGCCCTTCTGCCACATCGCCATTGCGCGACGGGATCTTGATCGGGTCCTTGATGTACTTCTTGGCGAGGTTGCGACGCTTGGCGAAGAACTTTGCCCATCCAAGCTCAGCCTGGTTGCGGGCGATGAGTTCGATCTGCGAGTAGCCAGCGTCACGCTGTTGCTGCGCCGCGGTTGCTGTCTGGTTCTGCAGCGCCTCAGGGTCGAGCGCCATGGTGGTTTTCGAGATGCCGGTGCGCTTGGCAACCATCTCGTCCATGTACTGCAGGCCCATCATCAGCTTGTCGCCAATGAACGGGGTGACGTGATCCACGATGGGCGCTGAGGAGGCCTTCTTCCAGATCAGTCCGCCAAACTTCTTGTTCACCAGAATGTCGGGGTTCAGCACGCTGCCGGCCTCGACTTCCTGCATCGGCAGGCCAACGGCATAGGTGTTGTCGAGCAACTGGCGCAGCAGCGTGGTCTTCACGCGCTGAATGTCGGCCGTGCGGTCGAACAGGCTCTCAGCTACCCAGCTATGCGGGATCGGATAGCAGGGAATGTCGGTGAACGGGACATCGTCCTCCCATTCGTCCCAGCCCAGCAGTTCTCCGCCACCTGCATTGCCGGCGTACCACACCTGCAGCAGCTCAGCGACGCCGTCACCGTCCTTGTCGACTCGGATATAACATTCGTAGAGGTCGACCAGATCACCCGACTTGACCGGGGAACTGTCCGTGATCGGGTTATCGAAGCGGCGGGCATTAGCCACCTCAGACGGCGAGGAATTGCCGCGATAGGCCGGCAGCTCTTCGATGACATCTTTGTCCCAGCCGTACTCGTCGGCCATGTCCATGAGGTCGGAACGCGTCTTGTCGTCGTGCAGGTACGCTGTGAAGCGCTCCCCTATCTGCGTTGCCGTGCTATTGAGCAGCAGGTTTTCCGGCTTCAGCGTCATATCGCGGATCTGCCCGCGCTTGGTAACCATCTGAAGCTTGACGATGAACGTCGGCTCCTCAACCAGCCCCATGTCCGTCTCAACCACACGAGGCTTACCAGGCTTCGGCTGTACGCCTGTACCGGTCCAGCCCTCCTCGAGCAGCACCGCCAGCTCTTCGGCCGTCTTGTCCTTGAACAGCTTGGTCTTGGCTTCCTCTGGGCACCAGTACGAGCACGCGGCGCCGTTGCCCATCAAAAGGCTGTCATAGGTCGCGTTGTAGAGGATGCGATACCCGTCGTTCTCGCGGAAGAAGCTGTAGTTGGTATACTCGCTGGCTTCCTCGGCGCCCTGCTCACCACCAGACTGCGTCGCTTCGAACTGCACCATCTGATCGGATGCAGTGAACACGCGCACTGTACCAGGCAGCGTCCACGCCAGCGCATCGGCAAACGTGCGGTCGGTCTGCGTCGAGCCATTGGGGCGCGCCGGCAGGTCATTCATTTCACCGCGCTGGTACTCAATGGCCAGCGTGCGCTTGGACTGGTCGAACATCTGCGCCGAGCGGATTTCCGACGCGACGATGGCGGAGAGTTCGCTGTCCTCAACGGTGATATCGCGCTCAGCCATCAAGCTACCCAATCATTGCTAACTTGCGGCATGAAAGACGTGGTCGGCTCAGCGTAGGTCACAGCCATTAGACCAAACCCGTCCGCTCCATGGCTGGCCCAATCATGCTCTGGACCGAGACCAACACCGCGTTCAGCGTCGCGCTTCTCGTGGTACCAGCCGAGCGCATCGCGCAGCGGCCCAGTGGTTGCTTCATTGAACCAGATGCGAGGGAACCAGCGCCGACCAGCCTCAACACGCATCATCGCGGCGCCAGTGCCTTGGTTCGGGATGATCTCGACTTCGTACCCAGCAGCCTCGAAGGCGCTCTTGTACGAAACGTCGTAGACCTTATCGTGAGTGTCGCCGTCGTGCGGGAGAACGATAATTGCCCTTCCCGGCGTGTACCCGTTACGCCTCAGCCAATCGAGGTGATGGCCGATCGGCTGGCCCTGCGCCTCGTAGTAGTTCAGGACGTTAATGCGTTGGCCTACGAACTGGTCGGCCTGCATCGTGAAGGCGTCTGCCTTCTTGCCCGTCCCGCCAATGTCGCAGTGAATGCGAATGGCAAACAGCGGGTCTTCGCTCACCGAGGTGATGCGACCCTGCTCTTTTGCTGCGGTGAGCTGCTGAGCGTAGTAGGCGCCATCGACTACGGTCTTGAACGCGCCTTCCCAGACATGCTCATACTGGTCTGGCCGCTCAACCTTGTCCTTCAAGCGAACTCGGTCGAGAATGGCGGGGAACCACGGGTTGTCGCGCCAATTGATCTCTACGATCTTCGTGCGCGGGTCCGTCGAATTTCCGAACCGCAGGTTGGTCGCGCTCTTCTTGCGCTCGCGGTTCCAAGTCACCCAGAGTTCGCTGTCTTCCTCACGCAAGGTGGGGATAAGCTTCATCCAGGCTTCTTCAGTGACCGGCTCCGCTTCATCGACCCAGCACAGAAGGATGCGCGATTTCGACTTCACGCTGTCGACGTTGCGGTCCAGCCCCGTGAACTTGTACGAGACGCGGCCGTCCTTGGTGCGTACGTACTTCTCGCCGATATCGAAGTGATCGAGCAGCCAGTCTTCCGACTTGATGGCCGCCTTGATTTCCTCGAGGCTCGACTCGTCCAGCGAGTTCATGAACTGCCGGCCGCAGAGGATGATGCCCTCACGCCCCGCCTTCGACCACATGTAGGCGCGAACCGCGGTCATCTTCGCGAATGATCGCGTCTTGGCAGAACCGCGACCGCCGTATGCGCCCCGCACATCCGCCTCACCCGCAAAGACTGGGATCAGCTTTGGCGGGAGTTCAACCCGCACTGTGGTCATGCGCCCGGCGCCACCAACTGGATCGATGTGATCGTGACCGGGTTATCGGGGTCGCCAGTATGCGTGACCGTCGAGAGATCGGGCAACGACTTGCGTAGCAGCACTTCGATCGCCTTGAGCCTGTTCGCGTCTATGTCGACGCCTGGCTTGGCTAAGGCAAAGTCCTGCAAGCGATTTACGAGCTGACTGGTCTGGATTGCGGCGCGGGTCGAGTCCTGCTGCCGCAGGTTAGTTCTTGCTGCCATGTCGTAGAGCCTCCGCCGGGGTCGCAAGCGACAGATCGGCTAATTGGCTGAGAGTTTTGGAATGCTATTCCTGCCAGCCCGTGAGGCATTGGCATTCGGCGATACGTTTGTTCTACTACTTCTGCCAAATACGGCCGATGCGGCAGTGCCGAAGCACTTCGTTCGCCGCCTGGGCCGTGAACATCTTCAGCCCGTTGCCGATATCCGTGCCGTGGCCCGCAACGGCTTCAAGCCTGTCCCCCACGACCTTCGGACGCTCATCCCTTTTGAATAGCGGAATGCGCATGGGCTGCCCTCGCTCTGCCTGCTCTGGTATAGGGGGATACTGGCGAGCCGGGCTTGATACCGGCTATTGGGTTTCCCTGGGACGTGTGAGAACCAAACCCACAATTCACGGGCGCTCTAATCCCGTCTTACTGCCGTAAAGCAGCTTGCTCCCACCAGATTGCACGTCCATCCGTGCTGCCGCCAGATGAGTAGCCCACCGGGTGCGCCGAAGCGTGGCGGGCATTGTTAGTTGCCCTCGGTGGACCATCACACCGCGTTCTGCCTCCGGGTCAGAGGCTGTGAAGCTATGAGCGGATTATGCTGGCGCTCAGCAGCTCGCCGTACCGGAACGACTTCGAGGATTGAGAGCTACTCGCGCCTCGCACGCTACCGGCTCATTTTTGAGCCAGTGACTTCGTGCCCTGTTCGGTTTGTGTCAACGGCATCGGGCGTCCGCGTTGCCGCCGCTGGCATTCGAAGTTCGCGGCGAAAACAAAAGGCCCCGCAGGAGGTCAAACCACGGGGCCGGTTCGGCGCGAAGCGCCTATACTGATTTGCCTGACATTAGCGATTTGGACAGAAGTGTCAAGCGGGGTCCCGCGTCCGATCACCGATCTTGAAATGCCGGATCAGCGCATTGGCGGCGTACCGCAAGTCACCTACGAGATGGAAGAACTCGCGGTCGCGCTCGACGCACTCATATAGGGCAGCGAACAGCACGCCCCTGCCCCGCAGTTCGTTCTGGGCGTCCTGCACGGCCTCATGCGCCTTTCGATAGTCGTCCTCGACCTTGGCGGCGTAGCCATTGCCGACGCCAGAGCCTCGCCCACTGACCTTGTTTGGGTCGAAGGCACAGTCGCCGCGTGGCGCCGCTATCACCCCGCGATGCTGGGCCGCCAGCTCTTCCCAACGGCAAAGCGCCTCGTACTGCGAGGTGGTAATTCCCTCCATGCCGTTGCTGCCACGCCCTTGGACACAGAGCCGGCCGATGAACGTCCCGCCGTCCTGGCTGCGTGCGTCGTCCTTCGTGAGGTTGAAAAGCCGCTGGCGTGCATCCCGTGCCACTGCAATAGTCTCCTCTTGGGCACGGTCGAACGCCGACTCCTGGCGCTTCTTCTTCTCCGGGGGCTTCCGAGATAGACGGCCGTTAGGTTCCCGTTTCTCTGGGATGCCAGTGGCTCCTGTCATGCCGCGCCGCACGGCCACCGACATGGCGATGATGGGCAACTGCTCGCGCGCCTTAACCTCGTGACGCGCCACTACATGCGCATCCTGAGGTTCAATGGCCAAGAACGCAGCCAGCATTTCATCGTGAAGATCCGTACCCATCTTTGCCCCTGGGTTGGTGGATGTGCTAGTCTAGTTGGTTAGAGTGTTTGGTCCTTCGCATCCGGCCGCGGCCATAGACGCGGGTCGATAGCTCGGTAGAGCCGAGCGGTGCACTTGGGACAGAGGTTGTGCCTCGCCGTTTGCGTCGGCTCCGGCGCGCATGTCGGGTAGCCATTGAAGCCCTCGGCCGTCAGTCGGACCACGTGCCAGTCGCCCTGCTTGTTGCGCGTGACATCCCGTTCCTCGCCGCAACCGTCGCAGACCCAGATGGTCTTCTCCGTCATTCCTTGTTCCTTTTGGATGAGAGGTGGGGAGGCTGCTCAACGGTGACGACAACCTCGATGAAGCCGCCGAGGTAAGAGCGCTTCGCAGAAGCCTTGCCCGTCAGCTTGCTGCGCTCCTCCAACCGTTTGACGTTCATCAGCCAATGCGGAACACTGAACGATAGCTTCACTTCCCCTCTCCTTCGTCATTGGGTTTAGATAGGGCGGTACGGAGCATGGCTTGGTGAGAAGCCATCATGATCTGCTCGTATGAGCCGATACCCGTTGCGAACAGGGCGCCAACCCAATCGACAGCCTCCACCTCAGGGACACCAATCCCCGCCTTGATCATCTCCGGCGTCGGCTCCATGAGGGCTTCGATGACGGCGCGTGTTGCGGCAAGCGCAATGAGTTGTTCGGTGGGGGAGTAGTCGTCCCATCCCATCTCACTGTTCGGCTGCGAGTAGTGGGTGCTGAACGCATCCCCCCATTGCGCGAAGGTCAGCGCCACCCTCTCCACCATGTTCTCCCCCTTACTCATGGCGGGCCTCTTCGATCGCCGCGGCGATCTGCTGAATGGCGCGGTTGGCCTTGCGGGCGTTGTAGGCGGCATCTGCCGCGCTCCCGAACGCCAGCCCGATGGCCAACATCAGCATGTAGAACTGCCACCCCTTACTCATGGGAAGACCGAATGGCGTGAGCACAGGACAGAGCCTCTATGGCGTCCGAGAGGCAGCTATTCTGCGAAGCATCATCATCGTAGGCCTGCCGCGACGCCCTATGCTGTTGGGCGCGCTCGACGCAGATCCTCTCACCACGCTGGCGCTCCGCGAGGATGGCAAGGGCGATAATCCCAGTCTCGTAGTCGCGAGCGTTCACGCCTGCCGGCGTCGTGGCTAGTTCGTTCCACGCCTTGTCAGCTCGCTGTTTCACGTCCTCCGGTATCGTCACGTCGCTCATGATGCCTCTGGGGATTTGGTGGGGCGGCTTGCAACGCGGTTCTCGTTCGTGCGCTTCACTGCCTCGGCGTAGGCGATCGCGTAAGCTGCCGCGATCGTCATCGGCGGTTTTGTCTGTTCGCGGTTGTCGCTCATGATGCTCTCTCGCTTTGAATGGGGGGTTAGGCCCTACAATTCACGTTGCCGACGTTCGGCCATAGCTCACCCTTTTCTGCCTTCACGGTATGTCCAGCGCACTGGTTCCGCGAAGTCCCTGGCTATGGGAACCCATCGAAATGGGCGCATACTCAGACCTTTTCCGGCGCATCGCCGCCAAGTTGGTTCCCAACTCGTTCCTTTGGCTCCATTTCTTACGGCTGGAACCACTTCGGGCCTTTTTCCGAGGGGCCAACCCCGGCTGGACGGCTTTCGAAGTCGCGGACCGTTCCGGGGGTTGCCCGGCTTGTGAAGGCCCAGCGTCCTATGGGTCACGGACATCTGGTGTTTGTTGTTTCCCGACGCTTGTTGAGGCCGGGCACTCGGACTGAACGACATTCGCTTGCGCTCCACAGTCTGTTACGTTATAACAGTTGTGCGTCGGGTGTCCTTCTGAGAGACCGACGTATTTGAGGGCTTCGCGCCGTGGTGGGCGCGGGCCCTTATTCTTTGCCTTCGGACCAGTTCCGGTTATCGATGAGGTCTTGCCGGACAAGAGGCATCGCTGCGTTGGCATATGCATCCGCAGTGGATCCCGCGCGGCCTTCTGCTTTGGCGATGGCAGCCCGGCGCATACGGATAACTCGCTGAATGTTCTCGGTTGGGTCACCAGGCGCGCGCATCAAATCATCCTGCGCATTCGCCGCTTCCAGCAGGTCAGGAGCGGCGGCGATCAGGCTGGCGTCACTGTCGTCCAAATAGTTCGCAACGAAGTCCCTGATGGCTTCGGCCTCTGTGGCACCCCGCCCAATCCTTCCCGACTCCTCGTCGCCATCGTAGTAGGCGCACCAGTCGAAGCGACGGTCAGGGATCGGCGGAAATTCGTAGTTGGTGACGATCTTGCGCATCACGACACCACGCCAACGAGATCAGCCTTGCCAACATGCGAGCCATCGATGAAGCGGTAGACACGGACTTGCTCGCCCTTGAGCGAGAAGCGAGCCTTCTTGTCATCGATCCACGCCTGTACGGCCTTGATCGAGGGGAGCCCCGTGCCGGTGAAACCTGCGCATTCGATGGTGTAAGTGGTCATTTCTCGTCTCCGTCTTGCGCTTCAATCTGATATCGTCTATTTAGATGATATCGCTTTCAGAAGTCAAGTAGGTGATATCAACAAAATGCAGGGATTGACCGAAATCGCGCCAGCGGCGACAAAGCGACCCGTGGGACGGATCAAGATCAACGACGAGCAGACTCCGGCACGGTTTCCCGAAGGGACACTGGCGCGGATCGACTCCGTCCTTGTGCCGAAGGAAAAGCGCTCGGACTTCATTCGCGAGGCAGTAGAGAAGGAAATCCTTCGACGCCTAACGCTAACGGCCAAGCAGGGGCAAGCCATGGCACGGCTCAAAGGAAGTCCTCCCAGCCAGCCCGCCCCAGCCAAGTCGCGAAATGAGGAATGAACTTCCCATCATCGCGAAACCGGAACGTCCGCTTATCGATCTGGCTATCCACATAGGCTTTGACGCCAGCCAGGATTTGCTCAGCCGTCGCGCTCAGCTCCAGCTCGATGAACTGCCCCGACGACTTGTCGAGAGTACGCGTGCGGTATCCGCCCTTAATGATGGCGTCGTACTTGCTCCGGGCGATGGCCTTGCCGTCCTTGCGGGGCCAAGCCTTCCAGACCGTCTCGAAGTCACCCTTGGGGGTTGCGACTGGCGCAGCTTCTGGAAACAGGCGAGCGACGTTGTTCATGCTGCGATCCTCTGAAGTCCCTCGGAAACCCGGATTTCATCCACAAACGCCACCAGATCCTTGTAGGTCAGCAGGCAGGGCCGGCCGCGCCCTATCAGGTAGAGCTTGCCCTGCCTGTAGGTCGTCTCGTAGCCTCGCGCGTGCAGGTAGCTGCGCATCGCCATTTCGTCCCCGCTGGCGCCTCTCTCGAACCGCCGAGGACCATTCATTGCCAGCCAGCCCTGCACTAGCTCGGCATCACTGGCGCCGGTGTCTGGCTGATAGACGACACGGCGGGGAACGATCACCTTCTTGGCGCGCCTCGGCAGCGCTGGCTTGCGAACCTTGGGATGCTTGGGGGCATTGGCGCGGCGCTGGCGCTGTAGCTCATTCCGGCGGGCTCTCGCTTCGCCAGGCTCAAGCCGGGGCAGTATCGGGCTCCTACGGTGATCGAGGCCAAGACGGCTCGCCTTCCCAATAATGGAATTGCGTGTCAGACCGCCGCCCATCATTGCGGCGATCTTGGAAGCTGGCGCTCCACTAGCCCAATGTACGCGTAGTTCGTCCTCTAGTTCTGGTGTCCAGTTCGATGCCCCTGCGGTTCTCATGCCGCCTCCTTTCTCTGCTGGCGCTTCGCCTTCGCTGCGGCAGCCCCCATGGCGCCGGTGATGCGAGCGACCTCGTAAGAGGGGTCCTCAGCCCACACGTCCGCCATTGTCCGCGTCGTATTCCACGGCAGCGTGAAATCAGCCGGGACACCTGTCCCCTCGGCTACCGCGCTCCCTATGTCTTTAGGGGGTAGGTTCACGATGCTTTCCCCTGCATCCGCATGAGCCTCTGCGTTGTCTCTGCCTTGGCGGCTATGATGGAGGCTTTGTCGGAACGTGGCTCACGAGCGGGGGCGCGACCATCGGAGGAACGGCGGCGCGGGATGTGCTCCACAATGTCGCGAAGCAGCAGCACCTGGGTTTCGGCAATCAAGGCGCGGTCACGAAGCTCAGCGGCTTCGTCGCGCTTGCGAAAGAACCTGTCGAAGAACATCGTGTAGCCCCTAATGGTGGGAGGGATGGGGTTAGGCGGCTAGTTCGGTATCAAGGTAGGCGCCGATCACTTCCGCGGCGACTTGCGGAACGATGGCATTGCCGTAGGCGCGCAGCTTTCCCACTCGGGCGGGAACCCCATGAGCCAGCAGACGAATGCCGGGTTCAACGCGCCGGGCTTTTCCGTCGACGCCTGCGAGCCATTCTGCTCCGACCCAAGCGCTGCCGCGCGAATTGCTACCAGTCCAGCTGAGTTGCCCGCTTCGTTGTTCCCGTCCTTCGCTTTCGCTAGGGAGGTCGGAGTGGGCCAGAGGGCTCCGTGGGCTCTGCCGGCCGAAGTCAGCGTATCGAGCGCGATAGTTCCGTCTGGCCGCTTGTGGCCACCCGTCTGTTCCGAGTCCTCTGCTCGAGGCGTCGGCCAGAACGCCATCGCCGCGGCTGCTGGGAGCGCCATGCCGGTTTTCGATCGCGTCGCCTTGGCGAAGTCCGGCCCCGCTTCCGAGGCCCTGGGGGTCGGCCACAGCGCTCGCGCGATCATCTGAGGCAACGGAACGCCCGTGTCGTGCGGTCGGATCGTCAGCCCCCGCGAATGATCCATTGCGGTCGGCGTCGGCCACAAACCAGAGGCGGTCTCGTCTATGGGGCGCATCGACGGCACAAGCCGGGACAACTGCCGCCCCAACGGCGTAGCCGATGCCTTCCAAGTCAGAATGCACTCCGTCGAGCCAATGCTTTCCAACCGCTGCCGCAACCTGTTCTCCCATGACGACTGCGGGATTGACGGCTCGGATGAGGTCGAAGAAAATCGGCCAGAGGTGCCTTTCGTCCGCTTGGCCTTTACCGGCGCCGGCAACACTGAACGGCTGGCAGGGGCAACTTCCGGTCCAGAGGGCGCGACCATCAGGCCATCCAGCCAGTCGAGCAGCGTAGGACCATCCTCCGATGCCTGCGAAGAAGTGGCATTGGGTGTAGCCCTTGAGGTCGTCCGGTCGGACATCGAAAATGCTCCGTTCATCGACATCGCCAGGCGCGATGTGGCCGGCGGAAATCAGGTTGCGGAGCCAAGCGGCGGCATAGGCGTCGATTTCGTTGTAATAGGCCCGGGCCATCTCGCTCTCTCCTTTCTGTTCAGGGGGTTCAAACGCCTTCGGGGTCGGGAAAGACAACCGCCCCTGCGCTCGCTTCTTCAGCGATAGGCGGCACGGGACGCAGCACGATCATGGTGCTGTCGTCGTTCTCTTCGGACCTGCCGTAGGCGGTATGGATGACGTGCTGCTTGTGACGGACCCAGCCGCCGCGGCACTCGTAGAAGCTGCCCTTGAGGATGCTCAGGGAGCGAGAGCCGTCATGTAGCTTGCCGAGAATGGCCTTCTCGGTATCGCTCTGCGGCGTGAGCACGATCTGCTCAAGGCCGTCTTCGATGTAGAGCGCGATCTTCATTCAGCGCCCCCATGAAGGGAGCGGGCAAGCCTTAGCCCTGCCTTCTTCGCCGCAATCTTTTCAGCCAGGCGACGAGCCTCGCCTTCCAAATCTTCCAGAGTATCATCGCCTGTGGCCTTCTCGACTGCGATCTCGTGCTGAAGTTTAGCAACCTGCCGTTCGCAAATGTCCAGATAGGCCGCGCGCAGCTGGGCGAAGAGGCCCACGTCGCAGCTCTTGGCCCTGCGAGAGCGCAGATGCATGATCTGGTTCGGGCTGAGCCCATAACGCTGCTTAATCCTGCGGAGAGCCGACTCCGTATCGGAGCCACGCTGCTCGTGCTCTAGCAGCCAAGAGGCGTAGTTCGACGCAGCCTCAACGGTCATTTTGTTCACCTGAACGGGATGTACGTTTTTCGTGGACGGCATTCATCGGCTCCTTGGCTACGTTGGTCCCGTAGCGAACGGAGTTGATGAAATGACTTGGAAGACCCTGGGCGAGGCTTTGAACGGTGCGACGGCCAAGGGTTTCGACATTGGCGAGATGGCGGCTGCAACCGCCTCTCAGCCCACTGAATTCGGGGAACCGACCGACCACGAATGGACGGCCGGCCCGTGTCGTGCCGCAGACAGCCAGTGGATGGCTGCCACGACGTTTTGGGACTCCAAAGAACCCAGCTCGCTTTCGCGACCAGTCTTGCGCAACGGCAAGCGCGAACCGGCACATGACCCCACGAGCGCGCCCCCGCTCGGTGCCGGTTCCCGTTTGCTGTTTCGTGTCATTGAAGGTGGCGGCGGACGCCGGGAGGAGGGAGGGCCTTGCGTCCGCCGCCTTCGCGTCAGCCCCAGGAGAAAGGCGAGCGAATTGGGATGGGTGGTTCATTCCGCGGCCTCATAGCGAGGTGCGTGAATAGGTTGCCGGTCTTCTTCGCCCTCCGCACCGGCAGGAGAGGGTGCAAAGGAAGCAGGGGTGGAAACGTGAGGGAAACCCCTGCTGTCCCGCGAACCGGGAATGGTGGCCGAGTGTGTGCTGCCCTCGGCTGGCTCATTAACGGAGGTCCATCCGCGACCCGGCTCCTCCGACACATGTACCGGGCGGTCAGCTACATTTTTGCCTCCCTCGTTGACCTCGCCCGTTTCCGGGTCGTGGTCTGGAATTTCCTCAATGATTTCTCGTGCGTGCGTGGCGCGCGGCGCGCGGGGGCTGCGGATGATCGACAGGAACCGATCGGCCTCTGCGTCCACCTCGTCAGCAGCCTCGCGCTTGTCCGCATCCATGCGGTAGCGCTTGATGGCAAGTTTCAGAGCGTCTGCCGTACGCTTACCGAACGCATCCCGAACGCTGGCGTAGGTGGTCTTCTTGTCGTCCTGCAGCTCGTTGATACGGCCTTCGAGGTCGATCAGGTCGGCGGCATACGCGGCAATGGCTTCGTCGCTGATGCCGTTGCTCATGACAGCAACAGCGTGGTTGCCAGCATTGCTGCAACGACCAGCGCCCCAGCAAAGACAGCGAATGGGAATGTCGGAGGGGTGGAGCGGTGACGGATCATGCTGCCTCGGTCGCGCTGTCTTTGAAGAAATCCGGTCGCAACTCATTCCGGGCCACTGCCCCGTCAGTTGCGACATCGATCCGATGTGCCATTTCCACGCTGATGCTGCTCGCCTTGAGCAGGTACGCGATCTGTTGCTGGGAGCAGCCAATGGCCTTCGCAAGCTTGCCCTGCGAACCCTTTGCCTTGATGGCTTTGGCGATCAGTGAGTGGAGCTTCGTAGCGGTCATACTAGTTTTCTAGTGAAAGATGAAGCGCCCGTCAACTAGCAATCTTGTGTTTTATGTTACAACGCCGCGAGGCATGGTCGCGCGCATGGGAATCGCGGAAAACCTGAAGCGTCTGAGAGAGCGTCAAGGGCTCTCCCAATCGGCACTGGCCAAAAAAGCCGGGGTCAGCCAGCAGCTCATTTCTCAGCTTGAGCGCGGCGAGAACCTGACCACGAAGAATTTACCGCAGATCGTCAAAGCCCTGAATGCGACGATAGATCAGGTCGATGAACAACTAGCGCGTGACCTGTGGACAAGTTCTGGGGGTTTGCTTCAGGTTCAAAAGGGGAATTATAG